TTCTATCAGGATGCGGGTAACTTAACTCAAGGAACATTAGATCCTGCAAGACTTCTAAACACCACATATGCGATATCCATATCTGGAACCGCTGACACTGCAAACTTAATATTTAACGAGACTCAATCACTTACATCAAACCCATCTCCAGCTCAGGCAGGAAGTGGTGTTGGTGCTGCACTTAGAAACAACAACGCTGATGGTCTATCAGATGGTGGAACTACACACGGTGTTGTAACATACAGAAGAGAGGCAACAGGTAACGCTTCTACTCAATTAGGATTTACTTCAAATAACAATCTTTGGATTAGAGGTAACAGTGGTAATGCTGCAGTTTATTCTAACTGGTATCAAATTTGGTCAGAAAATAATCAGGGTGCATCCAGTGGTATGGATTCTGATAAACTTGATGGCAAGCAAGGTCTATGGTATCAGACAGGTTATAACGTAGGTGACACACGTGGTGGAATTAACGCACCTATCGGTGACATGTTCTTACCAGAGGTTCTTGGTAAAGACAAGATGGTCTTTGAGAACTTCTTTGTTAATGACACAGGTAACAAGTTTACACTATACATTCCAGACTTCCATTGTAATAGTGGTGTTGGTGGTAACATCAATAATGGTGGAACATATACTATCTACTCTGATGTGGGTGCAACAAACAACATTGGTTCTATCGTAGTTGATAGTTCTGGTGGTGTTCAAGAAAAGACACATACAACTGGTGAGATATATTCACTTGTAACTGGAACGATAGCATTTGTTGGTAACAATACCAACGCAAACATCTATGTCTTTGGTCCTAATCCTGGCACAAAATGGACTGTATCATCATCTAATAAAATTTCTAGTGGATCAGTAAGTATCTTTGGATTACGTGATAATGCAAACGGTGCTAAGTTGCAGATTGGTAAAGCATCAGTATCTACTACACCAACAATAGACTTTAGATCATCTGGTCAAGCACCAAACTATGACGTTCAAATGATCGTCTCTGGTGGTAATAGCACAGATGGAAATGGTGCTATTAGATTCAATGCTTCGGACTTCACTGTAAATGGTAATACAGTATGGCATGCAGGAAACGACGGTGTAACATCTCAGCTAGACGCTCATTACTTAGATGGTTATGTTCAGTCTACTGCTGCTACAGGTAATACAATTGCACGTAGAGATGCATCAGGACACTTAACAGTCAATGACTTGACAGGTGACCAAGGTATCTTTACTAACGCAGGTACAGGAACATTAAGTCTTGCAGATAGTAATGGTATTACTCTTGGTAAATCTACTACAAATACATTAGCATTACAAGGTAAAAATAATTCTAGTGTTGGTTATATAAGATTTGGTAGTGACACCAAATACTTTGGATACAGTGGAACTTACCTATGGTATGGAACCAGTAATACTAATACTACAATGGTATGGAGAGGTGAGAATGTAGGTATTGGTAATAAAGCAAATAACCCATCTACACTTCTACACTTAAATAGCGACAGTGGATCTACTGTTGAACTTAGACTTACTGCTAGTGGAAATGGTGGTAGTGCTGATCCTCAAATCAGATTTACTGGTCAGAATGATGGTCTAAATGAAGGAGCATTATTACATTATGATAATAGTAATGGCGTATTTACTGTGGATCAGGTTTGGACTGGAGTTCCAGCTGGTAGTGATGCAATACGTTTCAGAGTTGATGCAGGAGGAACACCTATTCTAGGTCTTGGTATAAGAGGAGATGGTGGTGTAACTGCACATAAAACATTCAGATCTAAGGAACAAATTATATCTGAAGTGGCAACTGGTACCGCACCAATTACTGTTAGTTCTCAAACTGTATGTCCTAACCTTAACGCAGATTTACTTGACGGTTATACTGCCTTAAGTCTTCCATACTTACAAGGAAGAGTTAACGTATGGATTACTGATGATGGCGGTCAAGAAAGATTCTACTTCTCTAACAATGACGATACATTCTTTAGAACTGGTGATGACTTCTACTTTAGAAATAATGGAAACAGTGGTATAGGTTCACTTGATTCTAGTGGTTGTTGGACATTCTACAGTGGTGGTGATCAAGCACAATCAACATACGGTCTAGAAGTTAGACAGTTAAATGGTATTAACTTAAATGCATCTGAAGGTCTATCGTCTGGTCAGAAGTCTACAGTATTGAGAGCTGGTGGAGACAAGTTATGGATTGATACATACGGAGTCTTTAGAAGAAACCGTAATAGTGTTAACGAAAACATCAATGTTAACAACGGAGATAACTGTATGTCCGCTGGTCCTATCACTATAAATAATGGTGTCACCATCACAGTCAACAATGGTGGTTCTTGGAGTGTAGTATAAAATGAGCACTATTAACGTTCACGACATACAAGGTTTATCAACCTATTCTAATAATGTTAGATTACCAAATGGTCATCAACTAAGAGTTGATGGAACTATTAAATTGCCTGAGTGGACAGTTTCCACTCGTCCTGCATCACCTGAGACAGGTCAGATAGGTTGGAATCAAGAACTAGCAAGATTTGAAGGATATACTGGAAATGATTGGGTTGCTATTGGGGATGAAAAACCAGATGGCAGTTCTGCTGATAAAGCATTAGATAAAGCAACAGACGTTATGACTAACGTAACCAATCCTCCTACTGGTTGGTATTGGGTCAAAGTAAATGGCGTCGCTAAACAAATTTGGATTGACACAGTATATGATGGTGGTGGATGGAGTCTTGTTGCAAGTCATAAGTTCAACATTAGTATACAATCATTGAGTTATGGACAGGCAGCAACATCTACTGACTGGTATTCAAATGGTGGTGTTTATGGATCTGGTGATCCTAAAACATATACATTATGGGCAGGATTAGATGCATGGGATGCTATTGTTCGAGCAAACAATGTAGGAAGAAACGTTGTATTTTATGTTGCTAGTTCATCAGTTCCTTTGGGATCTACTGGTTCTCATAACAACAGAGCAAGATGGACTTGGACTGGTTGGGGAACTAACTATGATTGGGTTGGAGAATCAAACTTGAATGTCCAACTAGGAAGCACACCTGGCGTTTGGAACTATCATATTAGTAACGGTTACAACTTTACCACCACTGATAGAGACCAAGACGTATACGGTGCTAACTGTGCCAACTTATACAACAGAGCACCATGGTGGTATGGAGCATGTTGGTCTGGAAGTTTCTGGGGTGGTAATGGTGCAAACTATCAGAACGCTGCTTTCTGGAACAGTTCTGGTAGTGACTATTGGAACTATGGAGCATACTACGTAAAATGATTAACTCTGATACAACTATTTTTGGTGAAGAAACATCTCTTCCTAGCGTTCCTAGTAAAGAGTATGATGATGCTGTCAAATTGACAGTCATGAAGAATGGAAGAGTTTTAGGAAACAATGGATGTTTCCGTTATGTCTTACAGTGGAAAGACAAAAATGGTAATGTTGTTTATGAAGAGTTTTATGCACTCCCTCCAAATAAATTTAATTTGCCTGATGAAAGTTCTTTTGATCTAAAAGGTATTATCGAGCATGCATGTGAAAATGATCTTTTTGTAAAGGTCGATCCCGATAAATTAGAAGTAGAAGAGGTGAACATCTAATGGCATCAAGAATTAAAGTTGATGAGGTTACAAATTTAAACGGTTCTGGTAACGTATCGTTTCCGACTGGTGGTGCCTCCTTTCAAGGTAATGTTGGTGTCGTAGGTAACATTGACTTCAGTGGTCAACTTCTACAAAACGGTCAACCATTTGTTACACTACCACAACAGACTGCTGCTAACCTTGGTGCAGTTTTAAGATCAGGTGGAACATCAGGAACAGCATACTGGGATACAACAGGAGAAGGTGCTTCTGGTGTAGCAGGATTTTCTCAATCAAAATATAAAGCAGGATTTAATATAACAAGAGGATTTAGTTGTTGTGGATATCGTGGAGCACAGTCTTGGAGAAACGTTAACAGACTAGTCCACTCAACATTTACACAAACAAACTTAGGAGATTTATCAGCACAGTCAGGTGCATATATTGATGGTAAACCTAACACCAGTATGACTGCATTCATCTTTGCTACAGGTAACTCTTGGGACGCAACCACGAGTTATGTTTCTAAGATTAACATGAATACAGAATCCAATGCGGGTGCTGCGTCTAGTATGTCATCTAGTAGAAACAGATGTTCTGCCATGGGTAGAGACTTTGTGTATGCTTATGTTCATGGAGGTGGTAGTAACAGTAGTAGTACAGTTAGATACAACCTTTCTACTGAAGCAAGTAACAACTCTACAAACAACCCTAGTGGATCACAAAACAACCCTGCATGTGGACAAGGTGCTACTGTAGGATGGATTAGACAGGGTGGTGCATATGCATTTAACTTCTCTACTGAATCATATACTAACTGGACGGATTCACCAGGCACTGATGGTTCTAACAAAACACTGTCAAGTAGAAATGGATTTTCTTACTGGAACACTTGTGGAGGATACAGAACTAGTTGTGACTGGCACTTGAGAGATTCTTACAATGGTGGTCGTATGGCATCTGTAAGTAAAAATGGTATAACTACTGGTGAGGAGTCAATGCACACAGGTAATGAATATGGATTTATTTGTGGACAGTATGATGGTAGCCAGAATAACAATGGTTATCTCTTTACCTATGCAAGTCATAGTTTCCAAAGAGATTCTAGAATGGATAGGTCGGGTATCAGTGGATCTGCGTCCGCTGCAGGGATAGAGTTTGGAACTCTACAATATGGATACACAGGAATGTAACATGACATCATCAGGAATTAATTTAGATACAGATCTGTTAGCAAGTTTAGAAGTAACAGAGAAACGTAAGTATTACGTTGCCAGATATTGTCCTGCGATTGATCACATGGAATCTGTAGATTTAATGTGGAACATGTATGGTCTTATGGTGTTCTCTATTAAAGAAGAATGGGTAAGAGAACTTGTCAAATTGACTGGTTCTTACGAAGAGGTTACAGAACTCCTTGCCAAATATGGAACAAAACATTTTGCTGAGATACGTGCTACAGTTAAGGTTACAGATGAAGACCCTTTATCAACTAGCGATGAGTATGCAGTATCAATCAAAGGTCCTAAAACTGAAATAGTATTACCAAAAGAAAGAATTGATGCAGCAATTGAGTTTATGAAACTTGGTGCAAAACTTATTATTGAAGATGAGTATGACAGAAGATTCTTATCATTAAAAGCAGAAGAGTCTAAGATTGAACAATACATGTGGGCATCACAATTACAAGAAGCAAATAATTTATCGGGTGAGACACCCCTACTAAATAATCTTGCTACCATAAAAGGTATCACTGTAGCAGAGATGGCAAAGTCTGTTATTGATGGACAGGCATCGTTCCATGATAAAGTCTCAGCACTTTACAGAGCAATGGTTGGACTCAAGCAAGAATTTAAAAATTGTGCTACAATAAAAGAACTTAACGTCCTATGGGAAAAATACTTGGGAATTCCTATGCCACAACAACAGGCAATTGAACTAGGAAATACTGAGGAAGATAACTGGACACCACTACCAATTAAGCAAGGTTTGCAATTTTAATTTATGACTATATCACCTGATTCCATAGAGTCCTTTGTAGAGGACAATATGGATTTCGGAATGACACATGAACAAATAAAAAACTTCGTTGTCAATTCCCACGTAACTGACAAAAGAAAACTACGTCAAACTTTAACTGAGATCTCTACACGTAATCATGAGAGAAAAAAACTTTTCTTAGACATAGAAAGAAAAAAAATAAAAATAGAACAATTAGAAGCAGGACTAGAAATAGAGGATGACCCCTATGCTAGAAGATTGATGCAATGTGATATTGATGAGTTTAAACTTGACATCGGTAGATTTAAAATAGCAGTTCATCAATCTTCTAATGAATTACAAGCGTTCATGGATTGGGTTAATAAAAAATATGACTCAATGGAAGAACTCATTGAGGATGCACAATACAACGAAGAAGAAGAGAGAAAGTATTGGGTTGCTCGTATGGGTAAACAGGCAGCAATGGATGTATATTGCACAGGTAGAATAGGCATTGGTAACCTAGACTCGATAGCAATGATGCGTGAAGAGGATCAATTTGCTACACTAAATATAGCAATGCAATATTCTGGTCTACTGAATGCGGGCATCGGTAAGATTCAAAATGAATTGAAACCTCAGATGGACAAAATGATGGTAGATGGATCTGCACCTCGTATCCCTACATTTGATAATATAGAGGATAACTTGGATCTAAAACTCTATGAACAAATAAGTGGTAATGAACAAAAGAGTATTCAGTCTTCCGATAAACCCGAAACTGAGTGAAGAGTTTGTAACTAATACATTCCTTCCATTTCTTAAAGAGTATCGAGAATATATACTAGATTTATATTTTACATGTCGTATCCCTCCGTTTGA